GGACGGGATCTGGGCAGTGGCGGATTATCCATGAGCTTGTGACTTTTGACATGGGTCTGGAGCGGTTCGGTAATCAGTTGAAGGCTGAGATCGAAACACTGTACCCCGGCGCCGAGGTATCGATCTGGGGTGATCCGGCTGGTATGCAGCGTGATGCAATTTATGAGGTGACGGCGTTTGATCACCTCAAGACTTTGGGCTTGATGGCTCGGCCGACAGCGACCAATGACTGGAAGTCTCGGCGCGAGGCGATGGCTGCACCGATGTTGAGGTTTGTCGATAAGAAACCGGGGCTGTTGATTGCGAAGACTTGTCACCGGACGCGGAAGTCGCTTGGTGGGGGATATCACTTTTCCCGGGTTGCGATGGGTGCGGGGCAGGAGCGGTTTCGCGATGTACCGAATAAAAATGAGCATAGTCACGTTGGCGATGCGTATGGGTATTTAGTCCTGGGCGGTGGAGAGCATAAGCGGATGACCCGTCGCCCGATGGGGAATGGACGGCCTGTTGTTGCCGCGATGGATTTCGATGTCTTTGCTGAATGACTGCGATCTGCTTGGTCGGGTGATTGGCCTCGATGGGGTCCGGGACAAGCTCGTGCCGTTTGACCCTGTCTTGTTGCGTCTGATGGATCTGCAAGAGTGGGATCTGGATTATTACAAGCTGTTGAACGACTACGAAGCTGTCCTGCGGAACAATGCAGCCCGGGGGCCGGCGTATGCGTGGGTCCGGGATGGCAAGCCGATTGCCTGTGCCGGGATCATGCTCTACTGGACTGGCGTCGGTGAGGCGTGGCTGGTCCCATCGAAGGCAGTATCGTCCCTCCGCCACACCTTCCATAGGTCAGCACTACGCGCCTTTGAGGTAATTGCCTCAGAACTCCAGCTTCGACGGGTTTCGGCAACCGTGAACACAAAGAATGTCAGGGCTGACCGTTGGATCAAGGCCGCATACTTTGAGGAAGAAGGCTACCTGCGCGAGTTTGGCGTAGACGGCTCCGACCACAGAGTTTATGCGAGGTTATTCGATGGGAAGCATGTTCGCTCCAAAGATTCAGGCACCACCGGCCCCGCCAAAAGTTGAACAGGCTGCGCCTGAAGTCGTTGAGGCGACTGAACAGCAAGAGGCGTCCCTCGATCAACAGAAAAAATCCAAACTTGCCCAGATCAAGTCGAAAGTGACGGCCCGTCGCCGTCGCCGGCCACTGATCAATCAGAACCGGCCCATCCCCGCCCTCGGCGTTGTTGATGGCAATACGTTCGGGCCGACGAACACATGAGGAAAACCCTTCAGCCGAATATCTGTTTTATTGGCGTGGGCCCCGGCGGCGGGGAAGGCGGGTTTAACGATGTCAGTTCGATGTCGTCACCATTCGGCCCCGCGGTCGGTCCAAAGGGCATGACGCCTGATGCGATGGCAGTGGCTGGCAGTACGATGTCCACAAATGATATGGCCGCTGTCGCTGATGTTCAGGACCAGACTACAGGTGGGCTGTTTTCGGCCCCGGCCAAAGAGAATCCAGCCTTGGCAATGGTCCCCGGTGGAGTATTGGCACTCGGTGTGATGGGACTGAACAACGTAGCGACAAATGCCAACGTGAACACAGGCCTCCATTCCGGCAACCCAAACGCTGGGGGATTCTTCAGTGGTGAAGGCGGCAACGGCGGCAACAATTCGCAAGCCGGCAATACAGGCCCCGGCGGCGGCGGTAATGGTGACGCGCCACAAGGCCTCGCAGCCGGCGCCTTGGCCGCAGCCCAGACCGCAGCCCCGGCGCTCCCCGATCCAGTCGCACCGGCACAGCAAACAATCTCTGCCCCGGATTCTCCGGAACAACAGGCCGCAGCGGTACAGGCTCGGCGCAAGAAGAAATCACGGCCCCTGATCAATGGCGGATTCCTCGGCACAACAGCCGGCGGCGTATCTGACACTGGACAGACCCAGACACCGACAGGCCCATCGCTTGGATCTGCATCAACGCTCGGCCCGGGTGCCGGATTTGTCAGAAAGAAGAACACGTTTTGAGCTTTCAACGTAATCCGAAAAACCGGAAGAAGGGCGGCAAGTAATGGCCGAGATCAAAGCCGATATTCTGCGAAAACGGTCTACCGCCGCATGGTCGAAGAAGGACCAGTGGCGCAGCCTGTATGAAGAGGCCTACGAATACGCATTGCCTCAACGCAACCTGTTTGACGGCAACTGGGAAGGTGGCCTCGGCGGTCGGTCCAAGGGCTTGAAGGTTTTTGATTCGACGGCGATTCACTCCACCCAGAGATTCGCCAACCGGATCCAGTCTGGCCTGTTCCCGCCTGACAAGCAGTGGATGGTTCTGGCCCCGGGCACTGACATCCCGCCACCACAGAAACCAGAAGTTGCCGGCGCTCTCCAGACACACGGCGACAAGTTCTTCAGCATCCTGCGCCAGACAGCGTTCGACTTGGCGATGGGCGAGTTCCTGATGGACATGTGCGTCGGTACAGGTGCGATGCTGATCCAGCCGGGAGATGACCTACAGCCGATCAGATTCGACGCCGTGCCGATTTATTTGCTGGCCCTCGAAGAAGGCCCTAACGGCAACGTCGAAAATGTTTTCCGCAAGATGCGTGTCATGGGAGATGCGATCTCCCGACAGTGGAAAGATGCAAAGATCCCCGATGCCCTCGCCCAACAGATCGAGGACAAGCCGTCCGAGATGGTCAACCTCGAAGAGGCAACCGTCATCGATGTCGAGGATGGCGGCTATGGCTACTACGTGACATGGAAAGGCGGCGATGATTCCGAGGCGCAGGTCTTGGTCTATCGCAAACTGAAGATGTCGCCCTGGGTGATTTCACGATTCATGAAAGTTGCCGGCGAGACATACGGCCGCGGTCCTTTGATCTCAGCCCTGCCCGACATCAAGACCCTGAACAAGACCTTGGAGCTATTACTCAAGAACGCATCGATCAACATTGCCGGCGTCTATACCGCTGTCGATGACGGCGTTCTCAATACCCAGACTGTAAGGATCGTCCCGGGCGCTGTCCTCCCTGTCGCTCGCAACGGTGGGCCGCAGGGGCCTTCCCTAATGCCCCTGCCGCGCTCCGGTGATGTCCAGTTGTCGCAGATCATCATTCAGGATCTGCGCCTCAACATCAAACGGGTGATGCTCGATGACAGCCTTCCACCTGACTCGGCATCTGCGAGATCCGCGACCGAGATCGTGGAGCGTATGCGCGAACTGGCAACAAACCTCGGGTCTGCATTTGGTCGCCTGATCACAGAGACGATGGTGCCGATTGTGCGCCGTTCCCTGTTCATTATGGATGAGAAGGGCCTGATCAATCTGCCCCTCAAGGTCAACGGCCTCGAGGTCGGCATCGTGCCTGTATCACCTCTGGCACAGGCCCAGAACCTCGATGAGATCCAAGACGTTATGCAGTGGCTGGGCATCACCACACAGATGGGCCCAACCGGCATTGCGACTGTCAACATGGAAGCTGTCGCAGACTTCATTGGCGACAAGCTGGGTGTTCCACAGGAGTTGCGTACAACAAATGATGAGCGCGCAGAAACCGAGGAACTGGTCGGCCAATACCTTGCGACACAAGCTGGACAACCGGCACCGGAAGGTGGCGTCGGTGGCGCGTAACTACAAAAAGGAATACGCCGATTTCCACGGCAAGCCGGCACAGAAGAAACGCCGCGCAGGTCGGAACAAGGGCCGGCGATTACTCGAGAAAGCTGGCGCGGTCCACAAGGGTGACGGCAAGGATGTCGATCACAAGGATCACAACACCATGAACAACAGCCGGCGGAATCTTCGCGTTATGTCGAAACACAGGAACAGATCCAAAAAATGAGCGATATAAACACCCCCGGCTGGGAAGGCCTCGAGGCCCAAGCCGCCGAGCCCCTTCCCCATCTGGCCACAGATCAGGCCGAGGAAGACAAGACTGTCGCCCGTGCATTTGCCACTGATGAAGGAAGGGCCTTGATGGAATGGCTCGAAGCAACATACCTCGCCCAGCCTTCATGGGCGCCGGGATACGATCACTCTTACGGCTATTTTCGAGAGGGCCAAAATACTCTCGTTCGAGAAATAAAGTCGCGAATCGAAAGGGCGAAACTATGAAGAAGCCAGAGAAGACCCCCGAGAAAAAACCCGTAGCGAAGAAACCCGCAAAGAAGCCGGCGAAACCCCGTCGCGCTAACCTGATGCTCAAATAAGGAGAACAACATGTCCGATGTCGCGGATGCCCAAATGGAAGCACCTCTCGAAGGTCTTCTCGACGGGGCCAAACCTGAGACAGAAGAAGCAGTCGCTGCCGCCGATACTGAGGCCAGCGAGATAAGCCACATCGATCCGGCAAGCACAG